CATTTACAGCCCTTAATGCTGTTCTTGCGGCGAATCCCGTTGGCTTTGTCATTGCTGTTATAGCGGGCCTTGTGGCGGCTCTTATGACCGCATGGAATACAAATGAAGGATTCCGTAATGCCGTGATAAATGCATGGGAAGCAATCAAGGCGGGTGCTCAGAAATTATGGGAAAAAATTCTGTCCGTCAAAGATTGGATCGTTGGAGCATGGGACAATTTGAAAGAGAAGGCGGGGTTGCTTGCTGATAAATTCGATGAGATAAAAAACAAAATCGGCGAGGCCATGGAATCAGCAAAAGAAAAGGTACGAACGGCCATCGAAAAGATTAAATCTTTTTTCAATTTCAGTTGGTCATTACCAAAACTGAAGATGCCACATATCAGCATCACAGGTGGTTTCAACCTTATCCCGCCATCTGCGCCGAAATTCAGCATTGATTGGTATAAAAAAGCGTACAATGGGATCATTAAATTCCCGCAGAATACCGTATTGCCAACTACTCAAGGTTTCAAAGGATTCAGTGATGGAGTTGGTTCCGAGCTTTTGATGTCGGAAGCAAAATACATCAATAGTCTGAAAGCCGTTTCTAGTGGCAATGTCAATTCAGAGGCGATAGTAAATGAAATACGTGGATTGAGGGAAGACATTACACGTTTACAGATTGTGTTGGATACCGGAGCCATTGCGGGTGCTGTATCGCCGAATGTTGATGCAAATTTAGGCTCGTTTGCAGTATTCAATTCAAGGGGTATTTGATCATGAGTAATAGACCATTTTATACAATCACATTCGGTACATTTAACACATGGGATGAATGGGGATTGATTCCAGTCAAAGCGGGAAAGATCGAAATTGCAACTCCAAAATTAAAAGAAGAGTATGTTGAAATAGCGGGATCGGACAATGCCTTAGACTTAAGTGAGGTGTTGACAGGATACCCGCTTTTTAATTCTAGACAAGGAACATTGCGGTTCCGATTCTTTGATAATGGTAAATCTGTACGTGTCCGCTTCAATAAACTGAAGAATTTTCTGCATGGTAAATATTTGAGGGCAGAGGTAGATGACGAACCCGAATATTACTACATGGGGCGTTGGCAAGTCGGCAATTTCATACCGTTGGCAGGAAATTGGGGCGAGGTTGACCTGTCGTATGTATTAGATGCCTATAAAAATGAAATCGTGGATTCTACCGATCCATGGTTATGGGATCCGTTCAATTTCGAGACGGGTGTCATACGTGAATACGGTGAAGTCGAAGTTTCACAGGATCACGATACCGTGGTGACAATCATCGGATCGCCGAAACCTACAATTCCGACATTCATTGTTACAAGGGTCGGAGAGGGAAGAATTGATGATAATTACGAATGGTTCCCGATTCGGATGCAGATCGACAATGATCATAATCATATTTATGCATTGGGTGAGGGTTTCAATACCGTTCCGCAGTTCGTTATGTTCAATCGTGAGTATACATTGACCTTCAGTAACAACGATGCAACCGTGTTGATTGATTATAGGGGTGGTTCATTATGAACATCACTGCAAACAGTGAATCAAAAGCTCAGACGATTGCTGAATTTACTAGCTATTTAGGTAGTTATTGGAGTTCAATTCGGTTAGTCGGTTGGATTGGACAGGATAAGGTCAACAACAAAACAACGCTGTATACGAAATGGCAACGCAACCAGTGGAATTACTGGATTTACAACAATGACAGCCATTCGTACACGGCAAAGTTAGATGGAAAAACAAGCACTGATAACTTTGCATTCACTTTCTCGCAGAACAACGGGATCAGTGATCTTACCACTGCAAAAAAGATCACCGTTAGCCATAATTCCAGTGGCGAATTCACCGGCAACTTGGTTGTCAATGCGTATTTTGAAACCAATTCAAGTACACATGCGTGGGGAACGGTCAGCTCAACAGTATCGGTTACTTTCCCAACTATTACTGTGAAGCCCGCACCTTCACCGAGCGACCACGATGAGCCATTACCCGACCCGCCCGCAGATTTAGGCAGTGAAGATTCACAGTATTTCTATGTTTATTGTGATAACAAATTGCTTTATGCGGCAGGGTTGCAGGAATATCCGTTGATTGATCCGAAATTGACATTGGAAGTCAATCGTGCAGGTTCATTTGAGTTCACATTGCCGAAGTCTTCCGTCATGTATGATGAAGTACATCTTTTGAAGTCAACAATTGACGTCAGAATGGGCAACTATGTTATTTGGCGAGGCAGACCTCTGAAACCTCAGAGGGACATGCTCAACAATAAAAAATGGATTTGTGAGGGGTTCCTCGCATGGCTTTCCGATAGGCAATTATTACCATATAAATATACAAATATTGAGATTGCCGACCTTTGCAAAGAGTTTTTGACTAGATACAATTCAAGGGCAACGGATGACCGGAAGATCATCTACAAATATACAGATTTTTCGGGAAAGGTTACCATTGAGCAGGAAAACAATTCAGATGCATGGACAGAATTTAACAACGTGCTTTTGAATGGATTGGGAGCATTTGCGGTGCCGTATCTGACAAAGAGTGAAACGGGTGTGCAGTTGCTTTCATCATATGCAAGGACATCCTCACAGGTTATTCAGTTCGGCACAAACCTTGTCGATTATGAGGATTACATAGATGGCAGTCAGATATTCACTGCCGTGCGTCCTTTCGGGAAGGAAGTTGATGGCGAGCGTATTGGATTGACTAACCCATCGTTTGTAATAAACCAGTCCGCTATTGATCGCTATGGACGTATAGAAAAAACCGTGTTTTTTGATGAGATTACGGACGTGGCGAAGTTGCGGACAGAGGCAACCAAATATCTGAATGAAGGCATACAGGAAGCAATGACAATCACCTTGAAAGCGGTTGATTTGCATTTGCTGAATGTCAATATTGCACGTATTAGGTTGGGTGATATGGTTCGGGTAGTGAGCGTACCACATGGTATTGATGCATATTTCCTTTGCACCAAAATTGTTTATGATTTGGCGCATCCGAAAAATAATATCTATACCTTCGGGGCAACACAGTTAACCATCAGCTCATTAACCGAAACAAATAGAAACAAGTATGTAATTACTGAAGGAGCTTAAAATATGGCTAATGTAGATTTTACAGAAGAAAAAGAAAATTTCCGCTCAGCCCAATATGGCAAAGATGTCCGAGAATCACTGATTGATATTGCAGAAGCGGTTGAAACGGCATGTAATAATCAGCTGATCACAGTTGATTCAACGCTTTCACAGGCAGGACAGGGGGCGGACGCAAAAGCGGTTGGAGATGAGATTAACGAGTTAAGGAGTGCAATAACTGACGGCGGTAACGGCGAAGTCAATGATGCCTTGTTTTCCAGTGATCCATTGTATCTTACGGAAACTATTGCCAGTTATCGTCTGAATCCTTCCGATGGCCATTGCTCATGGAATACCGATTACAACCTCCTCAAATATGCAGTCACAGCAGGTACAAGGATCAGAGTGAAATCTGATGACCGTTTTCAGTTTCAGAATGCTTCAGCAACACCGACAGGCACAACAGTAGTCAGAGTTGGTGATAAGACATACGGCGAAGGTGATTTCATCCTCACCGTTCCGACAGGAGCAACATGGCTGATTCTGACCACTCCAGTGAGCGGATCAACAGCGAATGTATATGCGGTTACAGACCTTGGCAGTGAAGTTACACGGAATGTGATCACTCCGATTTTCCATAACGGTACAATCAATAACCATCTTCCCGATTTCTCTTCTGCTTCCTATTCAAAGCAGTGGCTTGTCACAGGCGACATCATGCATGTGAAAGCAGGATCATATATCAAGCGAGTCAACACAACCATGTACATCATCATCGAATCGTATGATTCTACAGGCACATGGATTGAAAGATTGTACGCAGGTAATCTGAGCACAAACTATGTGTTTACATCCGATGCTTATATCAGAATTGCCACAAGAAATACAGACTATGCTCTGATCGTTCCCAGTACGATTACTGCCAACTATTCAATCCGTCTGATTAGCGCAGATGGAGCGGTTGATAAGGTGGCGAAAATCGCATTCATCGGTTTGGGTGCAGGACAGAGTTATTCATCCGGACAGGCACAGCTAATCCAGTTGCCGAACGGCAAAAATCTGCTGATTGATTCCCATCTGATGCAGTCATACACAGCATTCTATTACATGCTCAGAAACAGAGGAGTCCGTCATATTGATTATTATGTCCAGTCGCATTACCACAGTGATCATACAGGCATTATCAATCTGATGACGCAATCCACAATGGAGAATAACATCGACATCACAGGCATGACGGCATTCCTTCCAATGGCTCTGACAGAATCCGCTATTTCTCATATCAGTGGAGATACTCCAAGTACATTGGTTGACAGGCAAACACAGCTTACTGAAATTCTGAATAACAATTCCTGCACGATTGTCAGACCTTCAGATGGCGACAAAGTTGATCTTGGTGATGGAATCACACTTGAGTTCTACAACTGCGACCATTCAGTTTATTCGGATTCAAGCGGTTCTTATTACTCAAGGAATTACAATGACTGGTCGCTCTGCTGTTATCTTGACTTCGGTCTGAATGCAATCAATTTCGCCGCTGATCTCGGTCCGATTGGTCAGAGAAAAGTTGGCGGTACATTGCGGAAAGCAAACATCATGACTGCTCCACATCATGGATGGGATAACGGAGCGAACAATCTGATTCCTGCTTTTATCAATAACGTTAATCCCGATACTGTTATCAGCGTAAACGGATGGGAACACCATCCCGACAACGAAAGCAGTCCTGCAAACATGATGCTTGCTACATCGCCGATGCAGACATATTGTGAAGCGAACGGAGTTCCGAATTATCCGACATGCACAAACGGAGCAATTGACATCATCATGAACAAATATGGATGGAAATTTAACGGCATTTATACAAAGTACATTCGCAATGGCAAGAACTGGAAGTATTCGGACAATACTGATAAACAGGAGTAATCTATGGCAGATTTAGAACCAAGGACAAATGAAGAAAAACTTTTGAGGTCAATTTCAGACGGAACTCCAAGTGAAATTGAGCCACGCACAAGAAGGGAGCATTACCTTTCAGCTATTGCAGGAGAAACTGATTTACCCGAAAGGATGCAGGAAGATGGTCCTCGCACCCGTGAAGAAATTTACTATCAGAAGATTCTCGACAATGGTGGAGCAGGTGGCGGTGGCGGTGAAGCAGAGGGAACCGTTGAAATCAATATCACACAGAATGGGACAATCACACGTAATGTTGCCCGTTACGCATCGGCTGAGATCGCCGTAAACGTGCCTAACAGCTATGAAGCATCTGATGAGG